CCAATTGCCAAATCGCGAGTCCGGCAGCGCGCCCGAAACCCGCGCGATCTGTGTCAGCACGCTGGCTGGCCAACCCTCGACAATGGGCACTGCCGCCTCAAGCACCATGCCGCCATACACGCCGGCTTGCGGGGCAGGGGGCCGCAGCACGTTCACAACCCGGTTGGTCTTGACGCATTGCGCCGGCAGCAATGGCCGCTGCGCCGCAATAAAATAGACAGCTTCATTCCCGCAGCTATCGAACCCAGACAGGTAGTCGCCCGGCTTCGTATACAGCGAGTCGAACACTCCCCACCAAACCGCATCGCCATACCCGGCGACGCGCCGAAAACTCTCGTCCTCGGCATTGAATGCCGCATTGAGCTTGATGACCCGGTTCACCGTCGCAAGCGGTTTGCAAATGCCACGCGGCCGGAACACCACGAACGGCGTCCCCAGGCGGCGCGCCGCGACACCCCAGCCCTTGCTGATCAGGTTCTGCAGCGTTGGTCCATCCATTATACCACCAGGCTCAGGCCGCCCTGGCCAAGCCCCTCTCCCGGTGGCACGCCCATGAAGGCGCATAGCCGCCGCCGCCAGCTGTCAAACAGCCGCAGCCTGTCCGCAACCTCGTTGCTATTATGCCGCCAGCTGGCGGCTCCATCACTATCAAGATTCTCGCTGGCACCGGGTACGGCCTGCTCCAGCTGGTTCAGTGTCGCCAGATACGTCACAACCACGGCCATTTCATTCGCCGACAGGTTGTTCATCCGGTATTCCAGCGCCCCATAGGCCGTGAAGAACCGCCAGCCCATATTGCCGGCCGCCCCCGCGCCATAGGCAGGGTAGCCGCAGAACCGCCGAATATCCGTCTTTTGCTGATCGGTGAACATAGCCACTCCGCGCCAAGCTGAGCCAAGCCACGTCGATCAGGCAGCCTACCCGATATGCTCGATCATGACGGCCCGCTTGAAGTTGGCGTTTGTCGCCGTCGGGATTGTCAGGCTCGTCGTGGTGGTGTCGGACGGTGCGCAGAACCCGCCGATCCAATACCAGGATTGCGCGATGATCTGTTGCAGACGATCAATCGGCTCGCGCGTCACCATGCACACATTATCCACCAGTGAGATGATCGAATTCGCCGGCGCCACATCCTCCGCCGCCATGCCCGCAAAATCGCCCTCGATCAACGCGCCCTGGCCCACCACAATCGGCCGCCGGATCATCGCCCCGGCAACGGAAGGTGAGGCTTGCACGAACGCCTCATTCGTTAGCACAAACCGCAAGCCCAGGAACTCATTGACCACGCCCTGACCCGGCTTGAACACTTCATTCGCGGACGTCAAACCAATAAACAGGCGCTGGAAGTCCTGGTCGGCGAACAACTGCCGCGCGCTGATGGGATCCAGGTAGCAATTATACGATCCCTCGATGTCAGGCACCGCATTAAGCCGCAAATTCGCCACGGCATCGAGCACATTGCTCATGGTCAACGTGTCAGTGCTGGTGATCTGGCTGGTATTCGTGCGTCCGTTCGGCCGCAAGATCAGCGATGCCGTCGCCGCCTGCACGGTATTTCCCACCGTCCCATCGCTCACCGTCACATTGCCCGAAAATGTCAGCACACCGGAAATGCCGCCCGGCGTCGTCGAGACATTGGTCACATCAACCGACGTCCCAATCAGGGTGTAAACGTCGGACCCAATCGTCACCGCAAGCGGGTTGGTGCTGGAGACGGGCTGCTGCACGCCATACACAAACGCAGTCTGGAAGCCGCGCACATCGTCCACGCTCACCGCCGGCCCCGCGGAACCCAGCGAGACCCGCACCCGCGTATTCCCGCCAAAATAGGGCGCAAACAAGGCATTCCGCGCCAAATCGTCCAGGCTGCGCGCCGCCTGCTCACCATTGACGTACGCGTTTTGCAGGAACTGACTCGCGATCCCAACGCGGCTCGTCACCATGTTCAGATCCATGGTGGACGCGTAATTGTTCAGCGTAATGGTGTATTGTTCGACGCCCCAGGTTCCGGGCGTCATGCCGTTGTCCAAATTGGTGTTGGTGGAACCGGCCAGCGGTGTCGTCACCGCCGGACGCAGACCCGCCCGGGTCTTCGTCAGCGTCTCGCCGATGCCAACCGCAATCTCCTCCCGATCGGCACAGGCCCGGTATCCCAGCCTGGATCGCAGCGCCTGCTGGAACTCACGCTCCAGAAAACCCTGCTGAATGATCGGTTGCAGCGCGAGCGGAAAACTGTCGATACCCATGAACGCCCCCAAAAGAGAAGTATTCGGCAGGGCCCGCGCCACTAACCGATAGAAGCCAAGCTCGGGGGAGACGTGCCGTCCCCCCAAACCCCCTGTCGATTTCAAAACAAGGCCCTGATGGAGGCCTCGAATACATGACGGGGGGTTTGGGGGGACCGGCACGGTCCACCCAACTCTTCTTTGCCAGCCTCAAAACAACTGGTATTACCGTCTAACTCCGGCGCAGCAGCGCTGCCCGCGCCGCCCGCCATTCCGCCAGCGTCATCTCCGTCGCCAGCTTCGTGCGCGATGGCGCAGCTTCCGGCACCCCGGCAACACTGCTCGAATTCGCCGATCCGAACAGCCACGGCTTATCGCGCCGTAATTTCGTCATGACCGAACCCACGCCATGCACAGTACCATCCGCATCGATGGAAACGGCGTCGCTATCAACCAGCTTAAGCCCATCCAGGTCGATCATGCCCCGCCGCGTCGCCTCATGGCGAAGTTCGGCCAGAATAATCCGCCGGTCGCTGCCCTCGCGAAGCGCCCGAAGGCTGGCCTCCAGCGCCTGGTTCTGCGCCCGTAACGCGTCCACTTCATGTGCCGCGTCATCAACACTATCCTCGTCCGCCATAGCCGCCCTTTCAGCTTGAAATGCGCCCGAGCTCGTCAGCGGCATCCGCAATGTCGTAATCCGGCGCGAGCACCCGCAAGCCCGTCTCGCGCGACAGCATGCCAGCCTGCACCAGCGACACGATTGTCGCGGCGTCACGCTGCCGGTCCGCGGCATCCGGCGGATACCAATCCGGCCAGCGTAAATTCAGCGCCGCCCGTGCATCCAAATTCGTCAATGGCGCGCCACCGGCGCTCAGCGGAAAAACCTCACTCGCTCGCAGCATCATGCGCACCAGCGGCAATAGCCCGCCTTCACCGTAGCTGATACGCAAATTGTCCGCCAACCAGAGCAGGCCCTGGTTCATCAATTCCAGGGCGCGTCCGCTTGCCGGCACCGTCAACCTGCTGGCATCGGCCCGATTCCCATGCACGCTCTCCAGCGCCAGTTCTCGCAAAACGCGAACATAATCAACCACGGCCTGCGCCGCCGTGCCGCCGATTTCCAGTAGCTTGGCGTCGCCTTTCTCACTCACCACCAGCGCGTTCGCCGCCCCGCGTATCATCGTGCCGTCCACCCCGGCCGGCTCGCGGATCAGCAATGTCGGGTCGCTGCTATATTTCAACCCTCGCCCCGCCTGGCTCAGCTGATAGTCGATCTCGATCGACGTCTCAATCGCCGGCCGGAACGTGCAAGCACCGTCCACCGCATCGCCGCCCGGCAGGTTCTTGATCCAGACCACCGGCACAAAGCCAAGCCCATGACGTATACTTCTGGCGTCGTCGATCTGGCTCGGCAGCGCCTCGCCCACCTTCGTCGGCACGAACCAGCTCTCCTGATTGGCGTCCCACTGGCGCGCAAACCAGAACGGCCCGTCCGCGGCGTCGTCGATATCATAGCCCCGCGCCAGCAGCGCCGTCCCCGTCACCTTGGTCCGTTCCGTCACCCGCAACAACGTATCCGGCGCCGCTGGGTCCCATTCCGGCGTCAAATAGGCCGTGTCGAGCACATCAAGGAACACGCGCCCCTGCAAAACCCGCATGAATATCGCAACCGACCCAACGCTGCCGCGCAGCGCCGCATCGATCATCACCGCATTCAGCCGCGTGTCCCGGGCCAAAGCCGCAACCGCGTCGCGAACCTGGCTGTCAGGCGACTCAATGGCCGGAAAATGCCCCTCACTGAACAGCAAGGCAACGCTGTCCTCCACCACCACCCGCGGCATGCCATACCGCACCGAAGGCCTGCGCTTGCGCAGCGGGATATATTCCCCGCCGGCAGTTTTCTCGTCGTGGAACGCATAGGGTAGATAATCGTATAGTTCGCCGCGAAGAACGAGCTGCAGCAGTGTCAGCCGGCGCGTGCGGTCGGGAAAGTCGCGATCCCATGGCACCAGGTCACAAATCGTGGCGTACATCGGTCACCCGGTGAAGGAAGGAAGCAGTTCTTTTTTGAAAAAAAGAACCAAAAAACTTTTGCGACCTTGCTGCTGCGGCCTATCGGCCGAGAAACGGCACCGTCGTGAACCGAGCCTTCTCCCCTGGGGGCGATAGCACTGCAAAAGCCCTTGCCAACGCGTCCACCTGATCATCCTTGCGGCCATGCGGAAACGTCGCGAGTTCGCTGATGAAATCACGGTTCCACGGCGCGCGCCGCAACCGCACATTGCCAGCGGCAACCTGTGCTGCGATCCCTTCCGCCCGATGCGCCTTTTTCCCGGTCTCGGCTGTCGCACGAACCTGGTACCCCGCAAGTGCGCGGATCAAGCCTCGTGCCTGATAGGCCGAGGCCTGCCCGGGATCACGTGGCAGGCTGATCTGGACATCCGCGCCATCCTGCCGCGCCACGTCCCGCACGAAGTCATCCAGCGCCTCCGGCCCCACGCGCGCCCGCCGCACATCATCAACCACAAACCGGTCCTCGCCATCGCACGCCAGCAGCACCCCAACCGTCCAGTCCGGGTCGCGTGACGGATCGGTGCCCGACGCCAAATCCCAGCCCCGAACCGCCGGTCCGGTGGGCACCGTGTCCACCAGGCTCAGCTTGCGGACGTCGAATAAGGTCCCGCTCTCCGGCAGTGGCGCCTGCTGATACATCGCGGCAAAGCTCGGCTCGCCCAGCGTGTCGCGCTTGGCCAGCAACGCCGCGCGATCCTCCCACCCCGGCCAAAGCGCGTCGCCCGGCTCACGGCCCAGCGGATCGCCAATTTCCGCCAGCGCCGGCAGCCGCAGCACGGTCCATCCCGGCTGTTCCAGCAGACGCCCCGCCAGGTCATCGCAATGCCAGCGGGTCATCACCACCACGATGGCCGCCTTCGGCTTCAGCCGCGTCACCAGTTCCGACCGGTACCAATTCCACAAATGGTCACGCGCGGCGCCGCTCGCGGCATCGGCGAACGACTTGACCGGGTCGTCAATCAGCGCCAGGTCGGCGCGCCGCCCGGTCACCGCCCCGCGCACGCCTATCGCGAAATACTCGCCCCCACGCTCGGTCGCGAAACGGCCGGCCGCACGCAAATCCTCCCGCAATATCACGTTCAGCCGCGGCCCATGGGCGGTCAGCAAGCGGCGCACCTTGCGGCCAAAATGCTCCGCCAGACTGGCGGTATGGCTGGCGGCGATAATGGCGCCGCGCGGATGTCGCGCCATCCACCAGGCCGGGAACAATTCGCTGGCATATGTGCTCTTCGCCGAACCGGGCGGCAGCAGCAGCATCAGCCGCGGTGTCCGGCCGTCCGCCACCGCCTCCAACGCTGACATAATCGCCAGATGATGCGCTGCCGGCGTCTGGTCCAACCCATCCAAAACGTATCTCGACCACGCCGTCAGGCTAGTCCGTAGCTTTCTGCGCAGCGCCCGCTCGCGCCACGCCGCCCCGGCAGAGTTCGACAAGCTGATGATCCCTCAACGTGTCGATCGTGCCGTGTGCCGCGCGCTCCTTCGGCTTCGGATGCACGAACGGTGCAACGGCCTTGGCAATCGCGACGGCACCCTCGGCATCGCCATCGTCGAAGCGCTGCCGCATGATCGTCATCAGAATATCGAGTGGTGACATCGGATCGGCCACGATCTGCCCTCCCGCGCCACGTCAGTTGTCACCAACGTCGCTGGATCGTCGCAGCGCGCAAACCGCCATCATTGAGTGATATATACCGAAAACTGGGGCAGTCGGGCAAGGAAAAAATGCATACTCCAAACTTAATTTCCCAAGACACCCTCCTCCCTCTGACGATGCTGCTGATTTTGTCGGGCTGTGCGGGGGATGACCGGTTCACCTATGCCGGCGATCTCACCCCAACATCGGGGTCCTGCGAGCCGCCCGGCCGCGCGATGCTCATTCGCCATGGCCGCTACGTCCAGTTCACCCCGCGCCAGGGCGTTCTGATTCTGGATGGGCAGATCGCGCCAGATGGACAGGTCACGGCCAGCCTGGACACCCAGGGCGCTGACCGTAAGCCCTATCACCTGATCCTGCGGGCGCAACTCGCCGCCAACCAGGTCACCGGTACCTATATAACGCCACGCTGCCGCTATGCCGTGTCCCTCAGCATTTCGCCGTAGCGTAACCCCGCATTCACGCGGCAGCGGGCCCGGCAGCCCGCCGCTCCATCCGCTTCATGGCGCCGATCGCCGCCACTAGCATGTCGATGCCCTGGGCATGCCATCGTTGCACCGCCTTATGGTCGGCCCCAACCGTCTGCCCCAGCCGCCGCCACGAAAACAAATGCCGCTCCGTAATCGGGCTCACCAGGCATCGCGCCCCAACGATCCGCCGGATCACGTAGCGCTCCTGCGGTATCAGGATGATCCAGCCCAGCGCCTCGTCCATGCGGGTAATGCGCGATGCGGAGGGAACAGGCGGCCGCACCCGCGCCGCCGCGTCCTGCCCGAAGCGTTCGGCCGCGGACGCCATCACGTCCAGCTTGGACGTCCGCAGGCGCGTCGAAAACCCGGTATTCGGCAGCGCCAGCAGCGTCGCCCCGGCCTCTTCCAGCCGATAGGTCACGAACGCCGCATCGACCCGGACAGGTTCGGCCTGGCTCGCGTCACGCTCACATCGAGAGATCATATTCATGATTTGTTCCTTTAAGTGAAAACCGGAAACGGGTAGGCGCTGCCCTCCAGCACGGTGCCGGCGGTAATCAAGCCCCAGCTATCGGGATGGCCCGGCGGCCGCGGTGGCCGGTCCAGCGCCTCGATCACGGCCACCGGAAGCTGGCGCCGCAAATTCCGCGCTCCGAGTCGCCGGCCGCGCTCGATCACCGCGTTACGCCCCAACCCCATGGCCTGCGCCAACGCCGGCCAGGTGACACCAGCCTGCCGCAGCGCCATCAATCGATTGTCCAGCGCGGGCGTCCAACTCATACAAGCTTGCAT